TTATTCCAAGTATTAAATAATGGATGATTAGGATTATTATCAGTAAAATATTTTATTTGTGTTTTAAAATTATCTACGTAAATTTTTAATTTTTCTTTATTTATAAATGAATTTACTTGATCAACAAAGGTAATATTATTATTATTATATTTAATTGGATATTTATTTCCAAATTTTGTTAAATTAAAATTAGATTGAGAATCTTCAATTATCTTATAATCGTTTTTATTAATATTTAAATTGTTTAAGTCAGATTCATTTTCTGCAATTTTACAAAGTGTTCCTTCAATGTTATTTAAATCTTTTAAAAAAATAAAATAAGACATTTTTAAGTACCTGTATTTTCAAAAATAACTAAAACACCAGATCCACCAGCATTACCTATATCACCCCCAGGACCATTTCCCGCATTACCAAAAGATCCTCCAACTACAAAATCTCTAGCAGGATATGTTAAAGATGCACCAGGTTGATTTCCTGGATTTCCAGGAGAACTAAAAGCTCCTCCGTTTCCTCCGTTTACTGTTCCTACGTTAGCAATAGTAGTATTTCCACCAGCACCTCCATAAGCATTTCCTCCAGCTCCCCCTCCACCAACTGAGTAAGGTTGTGAAAAAGGTTGTGTTATTGGTTTATTGTAAAATCCATACCCACTCGTACCACCACTTGCATTAACAGTTCCTCCACCTCCACCAGCAGACATATAGACACCAATTCTATTTGCTGTCGGTGACGCTGTATAAGTTCCAGATGCAGGTCCTACAGAATATAGAATAGGTATCCCCATACCAGCTCCAGCTGATCCAGAAGATGCGGCAGTAATTCTACCATCAGCATCAACTGTAATTGAAGCTGCTGTATAAGATGCAGCTGTAACACCAGTTGAGATTAATTGATTAGCACCTACAGAATTAGCTGCAAGTTTTGATTGTGTAATTGTTGATTGAATAATTTGATTTGCACCAACAGAATTAGCTGCAAGTTTAGCTTGTGTAATTGTAGATTGAGTAATTTTAATTGCTGTAACTGCATTTGTTGCAAGTTGAGATGTTCCTACTGCAAAGTTTGCAATTTGAGCTGTTGCAACTGTTCCAGATAATGTAGATAAATCTACAACTTGAATATCAGTTCCATCAGCATATAAAATTTTAATTCCTTTATCAGTCGTAGACCAAGTTTGTCCCGATCCCGTTGATGCATATTTAAATGTAACTGTAAATGCACCTACAGTTCCGTTAGATACAATCCAAGTTTTATCAATATTATTTGGAACTGTTACAATTTGATTTCCTGTGATTGTTCCTGTTAATTTAAGAACAGCATTTCTTGCTGTACCTAACGCACTTTGCGTCATTGCAAGAGCTGTTGTTTGAGCTCCACCTGCAATAGATATCGCTTGATATCCTGCAATTGCTTGTTGTAATAAAACTAAATTTGTGTTTGTTATTTGACCCCATGTACCAGCATTTGTGCCAGTTACCTGTAATTCTATTGCTAAATCTGTAGTGTAACTCATATCTTAGATTCCTTATTTTTTATTCTTATTAAAATATTTATCAGTTTTTGTCAATTAATACAACCCCTATATTTATGCTGCAACTTCTGTCCAATTTACAGATTGTCCAGTGTTTACAGGAGCCCAAGCGCTTACATATATTTGAGCTGTTGTTCCTGTCAAGCTAAATCCAGTTACATTTACAGCCACATCTAATTTAGTTGATACTGAATTTAGAGATAATGTAGCTAAATTAGTTGTTAAATTTACAGGTGTATTTAAATCTATAGTTACACTATTTAATAAAGTAGTTAATTGTTGACCAGTTACAAGCGCTGCAACAGCTATGTCTATATCTACACTATCTAATGTAGTAGTTAATTGTATTCCTGTTACTTCAGCATCAGGAGCAGGATCTACTATACCTTCAGACAATGTTAATTGTTGTCCAGTTAAAGAAACGCTTCCATTTGCTGTTATAGTTTCTTCACCAAGAGATAATGTTAATTGTTGACCAGTAAGTGCTACAGATCCATCAATAGTAAATGATACAGAATTTAATGAAGTAGTTAGTTGTTGTCCAGTTACACTTACAGGAGTTATTATATCAACAGTTGAATTTCCAACAAATGTAGATAGACCAATATTTTCGGCCCAAGCACCACTACCCCAACTTCCGCTACCCCATGTTGTAGGTGTTCCAGGAGCTGTTACTGGTACAAATATAGTTTCAAAAGCAGAAACACTATTTAAATTTAAATTTGCTAAATTAGTTGTAAGATCTACGCTTCCTGTTATTGAAAAAGAAACATTATTATTTAAAGAAGAATTTAATTGTTCTCCAGTTAAATTAACGACTCCACTAATAGATAAAGAAACAGAATTTAAAGCAGATGTTAATGATTGTCCTGTTACTGAAACAGTAGCATCATTTTCTCCACCAAATGCACCTACACTCCAACCTAACTCACCCCAAGCTGTATTGGCCATGCCAGAATACTCCTACTAAGCTATTCTTATAATAGCCGATGTATTAGTAAAAGCTGGGAATTGGATAGTGAATGTTCCTGAAGTAGCTGTTTTGTCAGTCGTAAAATTTAACACTGCAACTGCAGAATTACTAAACGACGTATTATATATCAAGCAACCTCTTGCAGTTAATGTAACGTTCTGAAAAGATAAATCAGCAAAGCTTGTGAAAGCAGTTGTTGATACAACAGATGTTCCAGAATTTACTAATGCTTTTCCACCTGATGTATAATTAGTTCCAGAAGAACTAACTTGTCCAGCAGTTGTATATGAAGTTGTTGCTGCACCTAATGTTGCAGTTGATACATAAAGAGCTAACTTAAATTTATCACCACCAGCACCAGCAGTTGAAAAATCTTGATCACCATCTAATAGTTGTTTTTTAAAACTATTTGGTAACGCTTGTGTAATAGCCATATTTGTTTCTCCTTATTGTGGTTTTCGAACTATACGAGGTTCTCCATCTAGAAACTCATCAGTTCGTCTTCTTCCCATTTGTTCTAATGAGAATCCTTCGATAGCTTGCTTATATCTATTTTCATAATATTGCAACATATCATTTGGACCCTTCAAAAATCCATAAGCCTCAACTAGGCAAGCATATAATAAGCCATTGGGAAACTGTTGACTTAAATATGTGTTAGCAGTTGTAGCCGATAATCCAGTTGGTTTCAAGATATAATTTGCTTGTATGTTATAAGCTTGATCTGGAGTTGGAGCTACAATAACTGTATTTTCATCCCAGTTAGCATAATATTTAGGTCTTCCTGTAGTATTATCTTGATTATATTCATTAATAAAAGTCATATCCCTAACGTCTAAAAAAGCAATATCTCCATTAGTTTCAAATATCTGTACAGATCTTAAAATTAAACAATTATCAGGAACAGTGAAATATTTTTGAGTTACAACAACTGAAGCTGTTGCATATTTTCTATTATTATCAGAATCTACATCTCTTAATATTCTAAACTCTGCATCAGAAATAAAACCATCAATAATAGTAGCAGTTAATACATTAGAATCTACTTCTGTATAATTTCTTATTTTTGTAACTAATTCTGTGTATGTCATATTAAGCCTGTAAAGTTACTGGACCTGCAGAACATTGTGCTCCACCACCAGCTATGTTTCCATTTGTTGCTGTACTTGTACTTAAGAAATAAAAATAATTCAATGTATCACTTACAATACCAAATGAATCAATTTTTCCAACTGTAATTGTAAAACCATTTGCATTAGAAATATCAGTAACTCCATCAAATGAAGGAACTAAATCAAAAGAATCTTCTCTAGAAGGCGTACCTATAATATTAACTTGTGGTGGTCCTCTAAATCTAACTACATTACCAGTAGATCTACCATGATCTTCAGAATAAACATTGATATAAGTATTGCCTGCATATTTAGTAGTTATAAAAGGATTTAAAGTTAAAGCTATAATTACTGGTGGCTCTTGTCTATCTGGATGTGCATATCTTAATCCTTGTGGATCAGCTGTAGTTGGTTTTGGTTCTAATTGAGGTTGTTTTGGTTCATATTCAGAAGTATGTACCCATGAACCATTCCATTCTTGAACCATTTCTTGGTATGGAAATCTACAACCAGAACGGTCAGAGATCATGTAAGCAAATCTACCGCTGGAGTTCTTAGACATTTGGATAATAAGTTTTTGGAGTTATAAATGAACTTGAAGAAGATCCATCACCTTCTAAAGCTCTATTTAATTCATCTTCATAAAATAATTTTAATTCTTGTGTTCTTTGTGGAGCAAGTTTTAATGAAACATAATAAGCAAGTCCTGCACACATACATGGAACAAATCTATATGGAACATCTGTTGCATTTGTATAAGCTCCAACATCTTGAATTCTTTTAGCATAGTAATATTGCATTACATTATTTACCTGATCTGCTCCTGGAGTTAGATATAGAGTAATTGTAATTTTATCTATAAATCTTTGTACATAATATTGTGTTGGTTGACCCTGTGAATATTTGGAAGATAGTCCACTATAAGCTGATCTATTAATTTTAGTAAGTGGAAAATCAACAACAGGAACTTGTTCTGTGTTTCTATAAACTGCTTCTAAAATATCATCTGGTCCATAAGTAATAGAATTATAATCATACACAGTTGCGTTATCTGCATGAATTGCAGCTGTTGTACTATTAGCACCTCTCGTACATCCTGTTATTGTCATAGAAGATGTATTTGTTCCTGTATAATTAATTTGTTCAGTTCCAATTAATAATGTTCCAGATGTTGGAAACTGCCATACTGAATCTAATGTAATTGTAGTTTGAGATGCGTCAATTGCACCATTTAAATAACTAAGTGTTCCATCTGACGTTCCATCAGATTGTGATCTATAGATAGTATAGGTACTTTGCCCTTGGATCATGGAAATAGTATTACTTGCTACTTCCCAATAATGAAGACCTCTGTTTGCCCATTCCTGGAACATTATATTTAGAGATCTTCTAGTAGACTCTAAATCTTGTCCAGTTCTTGGTGCTGATAAACCAATTCTCTCGTAAGCCTCTTCTATAATTTTATCTATATAAAAGGTCTTTTCAAAAGTTGTAGTTCCAGAAGTAGTGTTAGCCATTTAGCTTCTCCTACGCTGTTAATCCAGGTCCAGAATATTTATCT